TTATTCTTCACCTTTATCCTTCTTATTTTTAGCTTGTGTAGAACCATCTGTGAGTCCTACAAGTTCATCCCATGTAGGGTTGATAATTGTATCAGGAATTGCTAGTCCTGGCTTACGAGTAACCTTAAGGTTGTAGATAGGGTTCCCTGCTAAGCGTACTTGGTAGAAATCTTTAACCTTCTTATCACCTTTAATAATCTTAGACTTAGTGATACGCTCAGTGTGACCTAAGATACGTGATGAAGCTGTAAGGTATTTAGCTACACTCTCCATCAAGTTAGGGATAACCTGAGCGGGTACATTTTCATCTACAACTTCTTCAACGTTCACTGATTTCTGTTGACAGATGACATATACATTCTTACCTGAGTAAGACAATCTAACAAGGGTATCAACGAATGAGCGAAGAATAATAGAAGCATCCCCATAAAGCTGAAGGGACATCTTCTTAGCATTCTTCTTCTCCATCAAATCCTTGTACAATAACTCTTGTACGTTTGTAAAGTGGTCAATAGCAATAGAGTCAAAGTTTTCAGCTAAGTTGATAGCTTCTTCAACGTCTGACCAAGTATAACATTCTGCCACTGAGAAACGCTCATCAGGTGCCACAGAAGCCAATCCACGGTCTGTGTCAATGACAAGAACTTCTCCTGGAAGAGAGTTAATAAGTGTTGTTTTACCACTTCCTGGCTCACCATATAGGCAAGTCAGTGTGTGGAGTTTAATTTTATTTAACTTTTTAAGTTCCATTATTTCTCCTTATTTACCTGTACTACCATATCCACCACGGTCTTCATTACCTAAATGACTAACCTCAGTTAATTTTAGTTCAGGTTGATTTTCCATAAGACGGAACTGACACAATCGCTGACCTCTTGTGATAGAACCATCTCTTACAGCGTAGAACTTAGCTCCCCAATAGTCATTATCTCCATTATAAGAGTTGTCAATCACTCCTACACCATTAGTTAAGATAAGTCCTGTGTGTTGGAAGGTACTTGAACGTGGAGCCAAGTGAGCTTCATACCCAAGGGGTAACTCCATTGCAACTCCAAAGTTCACAGTGACAGTATCACCTTTTTTATACTCCAAACTGTAAGGACAAGCTAAGTCAATCCAGTCACCTTGTGAAAGTGCTTCAATTCTAGGTACACTTTCAGCTCGGTACTTAATTTTAATATCAAGCATATTCTTCCTCAATTATTTTATGAATTATTGATACCATATTTTTAATACTCTCTTTATAAACTATCTCATTAATCACTGTTAATGAAGCCTGTGTTATGAATAAGAGCTGTAGAGGTGTCATATCAGGTAGGTCTTTAATATCGAAAACGTAAGGGTCTCTGAATGTCACAGGTATGTAAGTTAAGGAGTAAGCCTTCTCAAGAAAGACTAGAGACTTCTTAAGGTCCTCTAAACCATTCTTGTGCTTGTATCTCCACACATACTTGACAGCAGAAGCAATCAAAGGGTCAAGCTCTGCTCTAAGCCAAAAGTCCCAACATTCAATTCCATTAGATGTGTACCTCTTAGGGTTTGTTATTTCTTCTGAATGGGTCAAAGTGTTCTCCAATCTCTTTGAAAACTGAACCAAAAATAAGGAGGAGAAATATGCCAAGTATAACTTTCCATACTCCTCCAAAGAGCATACCAACTAACAACACAGCGGATAAGATTAAGTAACATAGCAAGATAAAAGCTAGTAAGAAAGCTAGGCAACAAAATATATAAAATAGTAGTGCTAACATCTAACCTCCAAACAGAAAATACTGTAATATCCCAAGAATTACTAAGCCTGAAATAATCAGGATGCCTGATAAGAAAATCACCAAGGCTACAGTGAGACAGCCAAAGTTAATTTTGTTAAGGGTTCTCATCATTGCATGTCCTTCAATTTCATCTTCAATTCAAGAAGCTCTTTCTCTTTACTCAAGAGCTCAACATATTTCAGGGAAGATACACTGACAGATGTTACTCCCTCTAACCCTTCAATAAGTGTCCCTTGTTTATTGTCTAATAGTTTTAAGTATTTATCATGAGTATCATAATACATATCTTGAACTCTACGTAGTTCTTTTGTCAGATACTCATTATGGTTATCAATATCCTTCATATACCTGTTGTATTGCAGGTGATGAATTATGTAAGAAATCATACTACAAAGAATACCTATTACTATGTAAACACCAAAATGTTCTTTCATCTTATGCCTTTCTGTAGTGAGTGGCTATAAAGCCCTCTCCCTTAAGTGTTACAATTATATTCTCAGGTTTTCTATACTCATCCATCTCAGTGAAGTAAGTATCTCCTGAGTAGTCTCCTTCAATCAGACTGACTATGAACTCTTCACAGTAGGGGATAAACTGCTTATACACAGATGCCCCACCAATAATCCACAAGTCTTTATCATTGTGCTCATAGAAGTCAATGATTTCTTCTACATTGTTTGCAATATAGACTTCCTCTCCATCATAGCCTTCAATCTCATCCTTGTGTGTAAGGACTATATTGACTCTATTCTTTAGAGGCTTACAGCCTATAGACTTCCATGTAGTGTGTCCCATGACAACTATACCGCCAGTGGTCTGATTTTTGAAGTAGTTCAGGTCAGCCCCATTGTGCCAAGGGAGACTTCCCTCAGCACCTATGAGACCACCTTTAGCTTCAGCCCAAATTAGTTTAATCATTAAGCTTCAATAAGAAAAGCAGGGTGATTAAATTGTGGGAAGCGTTCTTCAATTTCAGCAAGTGTGAACTTACCAATACGGTCAGTTCCATGACCAAATACATCAGCTTCTTCAGTGAAGCCTGAAATTTGTCCATCAGCATTGATAGCAATGTAAGGAGCTTTTACGTTACGCTCTTTCTTACCAATGTAGATGATGTACTTTTGTTCTGCTACAGCAGATGCAGGAACTACAGCTTGAATAGTTGTAGTTTCGATACCTAGAGTGCTTGCAAGTGCTTGCACAAGTTGATTGAATTGTGTGTTATCCATAATGATAACCTCCTTTAGGAAATATAAATTTTTGTGATAACGTATTTCTAGGTTATTACATATAACAGTTTAACAAATTTAGGTTAGGTTGTCAACCCTTTTTTGAAGATTTTTCAAAATTTTTTTCAATAAATTCATCCAAGTCTTCTAACATGTCTCCAATAAAGACATAATACAAGTAATCATAAGCGTCAGGCTGTCTATCTACAGGTCTATACAGACGATAATTAGGGTTTGCTTCAATGATATTGACAGTCTCAATAAACTGGTTGAAGAACTCCTCAGCACGATACTTATTAAAGATGTAGGTCTTGTGAGATACAATCTTTTTAGTACGAACTCTAATAGCAGGGTTCACAAAGGCAAACTTGAAGTCTCTTACCTTGTAACCAAGCTTATCATATACATACATATACATGTTAGCCTGAAGACCATACTTATAGTTCTCCTCTTTAGGAGCCTGTGATACAGTCTTATAATCCACAAGAGTTACAGTACCATCATCATTCTGAATGACAGCATCCACAATCCCTGTGAATTGGTGACCATTAGGAAGGTCAAAGTATACCTGATTTTCTGTCTCAATGATTTTAGAGGCATCAATCATATAGTCATCTTCAAAGTAACGGTCAAGACCTAGTAGACCACAGGTGATAGCCTCTTCCACATAGTCCTTATCTTTAATCTCTTCAAGAACCTCTTTCTTAAGAGCTTCAAGCTGTAGTTTACCCTTGTGCTTGCCTAAAATCTCCATACCCAAGTGAAAGATAGTTCCACGGTCCATGTACTTAGTACGCTCAGGGTCTCTAATTTCTTTGTAGCCTGCAATATACTTACACCAGTGTCTCCAGGGACAGTCTAGGAAAGTATTCAAACGACTAATACTATAAGTTGTCATTATCCACCTCTTCCAACACCATTATCAATGTAGTAAACTAAGTCCATAAATCGTCTATCTAGAGAGTTTTCCATACTCTTAGCCCTGATAGACTCCTCAGTTAGGGCTTTGTCCACCTGTGCAATTTTAAGGTTAAGCTTAGCGTTCTCAAGCCTTAAATTTTTAAGCTCTTTTTCTGTGTGATTAACATACATCACTAATGAGATAATGATAGCCAACCCACAAAGAATATAAGAACCTACCTTAACGTACTTTCCAAGCTCTTTTGTGGATAGCTTTGAAAATATCAAATTCATTCTTTTCATTAATAAGTTCCTTATCTTCTAACTCCTTCAAAATTTCAGAAGGCTTCTTATACTTGTATTTCTGAAGAACTTCAGCCACAGTTAGACTAACAGTAGGTGTACTATCAATTACCAGTGGTCTAAAATCAGCCTTCAGGATATCATCAAGCATCTTCAAATTCTTAGATGTAGGGAAAACCTTTCCATTCTCCCATCTCCACACATTAGTCACAGATGTTTTAAGAATAGAAGCAAGCTCCTCCTGTGTGTATCCAAACAGTTGTCGTCTTTCTTTTAATGCTTCAGCGAACTCTGTCAATTATCTTAAACCCTCTTTCTTTAGAAATATATACTGGTTCCTTGGTCATCTTCTCTCTAACAATGTATTGGGAGTACTCAGGATACTGTTTTTGAAGTGCTTCCTTTGAGTTACATTTTACAGAAAATCTGTTGAACTCAATAGACCAACCTAATGTACCATCATCATACTTGCACAAGTAGTGACCACTAGGTAGTTTGACCACATAAGAAGTTCCTGTGTAGTCTACTTCCCACTCCTGTGCAAGGACAGCATTACACATACGTACAAATGATTTACCATACTGTTCACGGTCCATACCTTCTGTGATTTTATAGCGGTCTTCCATAACGGACTCATACTTACCATAGTAGAGAATGTTAATCAAGCCAACATTACGTAGTCTACGAAACTCATCACCAAAAGTAAGCTTCTTAAGGTAAGCATCTTCAGCAGGAGTTACATACACAGTGTTTTCTTTTTTAGTCTCAATAAACACTGAGTTCTTAATCTTTTCATCCACAAAATCTCGTAAGGTTTTAATCCCACTTGACCTCTCCATGATTTTATCATAGATATCCTTACGGATTGTGTCACCATCAAGAGCTTTCTGAAGGGTTCTATAGGAGATACCATACTCCTCCATAATCTTCAACTTAGTCTTTGTTTTTAATTCTTCATTTAAAATGTCTTTTAATTCCATATATTTTCTCCTGAGGATGGTTATTTTCCATCCTCTTTTAGCTGGTCAGTCAAACATGCACTACAAGGAGTTACCTCATAACCAAGGAACATAGCTAGTATCTGATTAGTCACACGTGACTGCTCTAAGAAGGCTGTCTTAACATCTTCATTACTTAAATCAACTTGCCAAGCTTCAAAAGCTGTGATAGTAGCAATAAGTACATGTTTAAGTAGGCACCACAAGTCAGGGTTTCCATCTTCTGTAGCTTGTGCTTTCAACAATTTCATAGCTTCACGTCTTTGCTTGGTCACTGTATCCAACAGTAGGATAGTATCAGAAATTTTAACATCTGTGTCTACTACTGAGATTTTTTCTTCCTCAGTTTGAACTTCAGGATTGTCTTTAAAGTACCAAAACTTATTTTGGTCTTCATACTTACGGATTAAAATCTCTAAGTGATACTCACTAGCACCTAAATGCATAATGTTTGTGATGATATCCTCAGTGATACCTAC